TTTTACTCATATAGAGTAGGAATGGCTGGTCGTCTGAGACTCGCCGCCACTGGAGTCCAAGACCAATGGCTCACAGGTGAACCACAATTTTCATATTTCTTGTCAAAATTCAAGAGACATACGAAGTTTGCATTCGACTTTGTGGAAAGTCAGTTTGATAGACAAATCGATTTTGGAAAGATTGTAACTTGTAATATTCCAAATGATAAAGGTGATCTCGTCAGCAACTTTACACTTAAAGTCACATTACAAGATCCCACCCCCGATGCGGGTGGACAAAATACGACTATATGGTGTCCTTCTGTGATTACCCATCTTATCGAGCACGCAGAACTTCTCATCGGTGGTCAATCTATTGAAAAGATCACAGGCGAATACATTTATATGCACCAACAACTTCACAATACGAATGATGACATAGAACAAACTCTTACTTTTTGAATGGTCATGGAAATATACTTAGTTATCAGTCTGGTACACCATACACATATTTCATAGATCTCCCATTCTATTTCTATAGAAATCCATCCTTGGCTATACCGACTTGTGCTCTCACAAAACAACCTGTCGAAGTGAGAATCAAACTCAGACCCCTCGCAGATCTCATATTTGGGGGTGCTCCGTCTGGTGTTATCAGTTCGATCGAGAAGTTTTCGATCGATACAGAGTTTGTGTATGTGACACCCGACGAGAAAAACTTTTTAATGTCTCGCCCACTTGATTATGTCATCACACAGGTTCAACTTGCTCAATTCAAAATGAAAGCTGGTGAAAATGAAAAGTCTGTGATGCTCAACTTTTCACATCCAGTCAAAGAACTCTACTTCGTTTCACAATCTGAAGAATCGGTTCAAAACAATTACCCAAATGAATATAATACCATAACGACTGCTGAGTTGAGATTCAATAATGAGGTTGTTTCAAAAGAGATTCAAAGTTCTTGGTGTACGAACAATCGCTCAAGCATCATGTAAACTGTCCACTCGCAGCCGAAACTACACCAGGAGCACCTTTTAATAGTTCTCAATATAGATTTGGACCCGCAAAGTTTGGTATGTACTCATTTGCCTTGAAACCCGAATCACCCCACCCAACTGGTCAAGTGAACATGAGTAGGATTTCACACAAACTTTTCACGATTAAGATAGATCCTATAAATCAGGTGGATGACAATAATACGAGAGTATACGCAATTAACTATAATGTTTTACGTGTCGAAAGTGGTTTAGCGGGATTAAAATTTTAGATAGATATAGTAGTAATGGCTGGACAAGTTCAACTTGCTGCCTCTGGACCCCAAGAGCAGTTTTTTACATTGAATCCAGACTACAGTTATTTTGTAGAAAGTTTCAAGAAACATTCAAACTTTTCTACACAGTACGTTGATGTGGATCCAGATAATCAAGTAAATATTGGAAGTAAAGTTAGGTTTAAGATTCCACAAAATCAAGGCGATCTTTTGAAGACACTCAGTGTGAAGTTCACTCTCCCAGCTTTGAGTAGTAGTATGGTGTACATCGAATCTGTTGGTCATGCACTCATAGAATATGTGGACCTTATCATAGGTGGAAAGGTTGTACAGCGCCTTACCAGTGACTATCTACAGATATATTCTGAACATTATGTCACTCAAACGAAACAAAAGGCTCTCGAACAGTTGATTGGAAAATATCCATTGAGAACTTCAGATAAACTTGTTTCTCAAGTGAGTGGTAACGCTGGTATAATCATTCATAATACACTCGGTTTGGGTACAGATGAAGATTTTTTCGTTGATCTTCCATTTTATTTCCATCAACATCCAGAATTGGCGATACCTTTGTGTGCCATACAAAAACAGGAAGTTGAAGTTGAATTTAAATTAAGGAATGCTCAGGACATCGTGATCAAAGTCAATGGTAACTATGAAAAACTCGAACAGAATATAAACGTTTCAGATTTCAAATTGTGTACAGAGGTTGTCTATATCGATTGTGCCGAGAGAGTGAAAATACAAAACACCAAGAGGGATTATATAATTACACAGATTCAACAAAACTCTTTTGATGTTGGTGCAGGTGTGAATGAGGGTACATTCAAACTCGATTTTATTAATCCAGTCAAAGAGTTATACTTTGTTATTCAGAGACGGGGAACTACAGGGGATGGAGTTACACAGGGGAACTTTGTAACACCATTCGATTATGACAATCTGTACGCAGTCATAGATGATAAACTCATTCTCTATGAAAATCTTGACTACCTCACACTCACACTCGACGGACAGGACATTATTACACAGGATACAGGTAATGTCATATTTCTTAAAGCTATCCAGGCGGCAATTCACCACTCTAAGACACAACTCATTCGAAGATTCTACTCGTATAGTTTCGCTCTTCAACCAGAAGAATGGTATCCAACTGGTCAGGTCAATTTCAGTCTCGTAAAAGAGCAGATTCTAAATCTCAACCTGACAGATAGTCCAGATTTTGCACGACAGATTCGTGTATATGCCGAAAGTTACAACATATTACGCGTAAGTGAGGGAATTGCAGAAACTCTTTTTGATACCAAATATTAAAGATGAATATGCAAACTGGATTTGGTGATGCAGGTGATGGTATGGCAGAACAGTACATTGACACCATGATTAACATCCTATTACCTGTTATAGAAAGAAGTACTTTACTCGCAGCCGAATATTGCAAGGCGTGTGGGAGAGATGTTTTACTCCCAGAAGACATGAAATATGCGATCAAGTACTGTGCGATGTACACTGTCGGTCAGGATATTGGAAGTTTATTCCTGAAATATATGACGATGAAGACGAAGACGAAGAGTCTGACGAAGACGAAGAGGATTACCCACCTTTCGAGAGATACACAGGAGAGGATGAACGGTTCATTCGTGTGAATCAGGCGTACGATCGATGGGACACATGGGTGCCTCAAAACCCGACAGAACACATGTTAAAAAAATGCTATTAATAGTAATGAGCACCTCTGAGCCAGAGGGTTGGTCCTTCTCGAATACTAAATTTAAAGTATATGATTCCGGTACCAGCTCTAGCGATGATTCATCGGATGATGAAGATATCTTTTCAAAAACTAAATCTATAAATAAGAAAAAATTCAAAAAATTGTAGAGAAGGAGGATCTCTTACCAGAATAATTTTCCCAATGTATTATATAAAATGTCCGCCGTTAGCTCTGCCCTCAAGACTGTCGATCTCGTCACCCAGGAACTCCAGACCCAGACCCTCAACTCCATCGTCGGTGGTTTCTCCTTCGCGGCCGCCATGTCGTGGATGGATTTCATCCGTTGGGTCATCACCCAGGTTGTCAAGGTCCCCAAGAACGGTGGTTTCCAGTATGCGCTCACCGCGCTTCTCACATCCCTTCTGTCCGTGATTGTCTTCCTGGTGATCACCCAGATCAACAGTACCATTAAGAAGCCTGCTCAACCAGTGTTTGCGGTGAGCCGATAATTCTTCTGGGTTTCTTATTCATAAACAACAATAAGAATAGTCCAACTATGACGATTAACGCGATGTAGATGTATTCCCTTTTCCATCTATACACATTCTCACGAACCTCTTCGGGAATGTGTACAGGTTCTTCTTCGACTTTTTCGATGGGTACCTTTGGTAAGTTTTCCAATTTATCAGTGGAACACGTAATTTCGAACTTTAGTATATGCTCTTGATTTCTAAAATCATATGGAATCAGACGACCGTGACTCATGTAGAAAAACTCGACGTGGATATTTTGAATAAATTTTTGAGGACCAGAATGGAAATGATGCACGAGATGATCATCCACACCGCTAAAGTTTATAAAGTCTGAACCATTTAGAAGTATATGTCCTGTATAAAAAGGTGTCGATGAATAGATATCTTGATTAAATTCGTCAGAACCTGTAGTGAGTTTGAGTACTATTGAATTTTGGACCATTCAAGTTAATCACCCCAGATGTGAGCTGACCGTTCGCATTCGATGTAAGTCTCGAGAACTAAATCCCAACACTTGGTGAGGTGTCGTCACGAGAGAGCTGGTATCTTGGTATCCATTAGTCCCGGTGTGAAAATTCAAACGTAAAAGCATTAGAATTACCTACATTCGAAAAACTGAGAGCATCCGTATCTTCATCGTAACACGACCAAACTGACATTAGAGTCTGGGGTGCGAGAACAAGTTCAAGATCTTCGGCTAAAACGTATCCATTTGCATAGTTCGTTTCACTCAAAGTAAATACATTCCCATCTACACTGAACGTTTTGTTCGTGGAACAGGTTGTCAATTGAGGCGTAGGAATTCTCGCAGAAACCAATGTGATTTTGGATACGTCATAAATTGGATTTTCCAATGTAACGACATAACTATTCGCATATGAATACAAATTTGTTTCACGTTCACTACTATCTATGCTAAGGTTATACACCTTCATTAAAATAGATGTATACTATTTTAATGACTGTTTTTATCTACTGATCTCTCTCTTATTGATACAGCGAGTGAGCCAATGGGTTGTTCTGGAGCTGGCGCTGGGCAATACTGAGATCCCGTGCGTTGGGGTTCTCGTTCCCCTTATAGGCGTTAAACTGGTGGAACGCTTTTGCTGGTACTGCTGGGTCCAACCACCGTTGGCGGCGTTCAT